ATGGTCGGCCTAGACGGCGCGTCGATCCGCGAGACGTTGCGCCTGTGCAGCGATATCCTCTGCCGCCTCTCGGCCGAGGCCGGTTCGGCCATCCTGCCGCGCGACCTTCGGGGCCTTTGCCAGCTCAATACCAAGTGGGCGGAGCGGATTGAGCTTGAACGCTACCGACTGCACTACCGCGCCCGGAAGGATCACAAGACCTATCAGGACCGGGCGGTGGGCCGGGTGAGCCTGGCGCTGGCAGACCGGCCAATGAGCCTTCTGCAAGGTGACGTGCACTATGCCGATAGCGCGGTGCAGGACCAGGCCGAGCCGATCCGGCTGCGCCTGATTGCCTGGCTGGATATGTCGAGCCTCTTCCCGTGGGTGACGCCGGTCCTGCTTTCCAAGGGGCAGGGCATCGTGCAGGCCGATGTGGCCGAGGCGCTGGCCCATGTCACCATGTCTGCGCACGGGGGTATCCCGAAACACTTCTACCTGGACAACGGCAGCGAGTATTCGGCCCTTGCGGCGGCGATGGGGCGTCTGTCCTACCTCGCACAAGATCAGTTCGACGTGACCCTCGCAAAGCCCTACAGCCCCACGTCCAAAGGATCGATCGAAGGGCTCTTCAACATCCTGGAACAGGTCTTCAAGGGCCTGCCGGGCTGGATTGGCGGGCGGCGCGACAACAAAAAGACGGCGAACAAGGGGCAGACCGTCGCACCCTATGCGCTGGGTCTTGGGCAGCTGGTGCAGGATATCGAAGCCTGCGTTGCAATCTACAACAGCAGCACCCAGGGCGCGGGCAGTCGGCTTGCGGGCCTGTCTCCGAAAGAGGCGCTGGAAATGAAGATCGAGGCTACGAGCTTCACTGCCCGGATGCCTTCGGAAGAGGTCTTCGACCTGATTTTCAGCCGCCCGGAAACCCGCACCGTCAACCAAAGCGCGGTCCAGATCGACAACCGCGTGTATCACGGGCCCGTCCTGCACCGGATGATGCCGGGCGAGAAGATCGAGGTCCTGCTACCTCTGCGGAAAGACCGGGGCTATGCGTGGGTCAACCTGCGCGGCCGCGCGCCGGAGCGGATCGAGCTGGCCCCGACCTTCGCCTATGGCGACCGGGCTGGGGCGCGGTACCAGGCGCAGCTTGAGGCAGCGTCCAACCAGTTCGTGCGGGATCTTGCGCGCGACCTGGACCCGAGCGTTTCCACCTTCGAACACCAGAAGCGCGCGGCGGACATGACGCCGCCAAGGGCACCCGCGCCGGACCTGTGGACCGGCCCGCGCGTGATCGACAAGACCGCGCCCGGGAAGACCGAAGAAGAGCTTGCAGAGGAAAAACGCGCCGAGCGGCAACGGAAGCTCTTGGCGATGATCGAAGGGGCAAACGCCCCCGAAGAGCGGGCAGTCAGCGGCGGCAACCGCTGACTGCCCATGTGCAACCCAAGACCCCAAGGAGGTCCTATGTCTGCGATGCACCCCATTACCCCTATCATTCGAACAGGGGCCTATTCAATCCTGCGGGACGTGTCCCGCGCGGCGCTGGAAACGGCGCGGCTCGGCATCGTGCGCGGGCCGGTCGGAATCGGCAAGACCTTCGCCTTGCGGCAGATCGCGGAAGAGCTTTCGCAGGGCGACGATCAGGTCTTCCTGATCGAAGCGCCCTCGGACAAGTCCAAGGCCGTGCGCCGGTTCTACCAGTCAGCTCTCTTCGATATCGGCGTTTACGGGCACGGCGGAGCGGACCCTTTCGACGTATTCGCAGGTTACATGCTGCGCAGCTATCCCTTCCGCCGCGCCGGGCTGCGCAGGCGCATTCTTCTGATCGTGGATAGTGCTAGCGCCTTGCTCCGAACATCCTGGAAACCCTTCGCCATGCCTATGACGCTGGCCAGCTCGCTCGCGACGGCATGACGGAAGAGCCCGCCTTCGGCATTCTCCTGGTCGGAAACCATCACTTCCTGACCAAAGGCGGTCGGGCCGTGGCGCTGACTTTCGATGCCCTGCTTTCGCGGTGCCCGATCAACGTGGAACTGTCCCGGCCGGAACCGTCCGAGTATCTGGCCCTGTCCGAACAGCTTTTCCCGGACAACGAGGCCCTACGCAGTGCGCTGGCGAAGCATGGCGCGAAACGGGGCAACTTGCGGGAAATGGCAGAGGTGCACGCCCTGGCCCGTCACTATGCAGGGGACGGGCCTATCAGCCCGATTCATCTTGAGAAGGCGATGCTCTATTCGGCGGGAGCGGCGTGATGGCGGGGAATGCAACCCACACTGCCGCCGATCAGGGTGGCGCCTTTGTGCAGGTGTGCTGGACCGAGCATGAGTCCGAATGCCTGGAAGACGCCCTGGACGAGGCTTCCAGTGCCATCCGGCATTCAGCGGTGATCTGCGCCCACGTCCGCGACATCGTCAGAGAAGCCGCACCGAGGGAGATTCCGGTTGCGGTGGCCAGCATCCTGCACATGACCTTCCTTGCGCTCGACGCCCTGATGCATCGGGAATGCGAGGTCCTGGTGGACGCCGAATCGCGCATCTGGCGCGGACGGCGGGAGGCGGACGAGAAACGGGAAACTGCCGAAGAAACAGCCGGTCAGAAGGAGGATGCGCCATGACCATCTCGAAAACACAGAAGGCTATCCTGCACGTCGCCAAGAGCAAGTTGAAGTGGGACGAAGAAACCTACCGCCTCGCCCTGGTGCGGATCACGGGCGTCACCACGTCCAGCGACATGGACCAAGCCGGATTCGAGGCCATGATGGGCTTTGCCGAATACTGCGGCTTCCGGCCCCTGGCGAAGGGCGCGCCTCGCTATGGCAACCGGCCGGGCATGGCGACCTTCGCCCAGCTTGAGCTGATCCGCGAGCTTTGGCGCGAACTGCACGATCAGGATGTATGCGACGACGAACACCTGACCGGCTGACTTCTGAAATACCACAAGGTCAGCTCCATGCGCTTCCTGACCCTTGAGGCAGCACGCAAGGCAATCGTCGCCTTGACGGCGTGGAAGGCTCGACCGAGGAAATGCGCGGCCTGATCGGGCGTGGACCAAGTGCAGGGGCGGGCCGAAAGGTCCGCCCCTCGGCACTCCATAGGAGGGCCGAGAAAGGCCATCTTCTGTTTTCGGCGCCCTCACACCCCTCGGAAACCCTTAGAGCCGTTTAATTTTCTCTCTTTGGCGTTTAATTTTGCAATCCCGGATCACCCCTGTCGCCGGGTTGACCCAAAACGAGCGTGATGGCACCTTTTGACCGGGATGAAGACATCGGAAAGCCGGGGTCCGGTCCGCCACCGCGAGGTGCCGCGAATGAGGGAGACCCGCCCCTCCTTCATCCCGCTTCTCACCGTTGCGTAAAGACATCCGATCCGGCATCCTGTCGGGGCAGGCGTGACACGGTGAAATTCTCCCGGCCGTAGCACGATCAACAGATCGGAGCGCCATGCAGGGTTGCCGGTTCGCCGGGTGGGGAGGCCCTGTCGCCTGCATCTACAACAAGTCCGAAGACATGAGCTGCTTTGCATTCGGCCCGAAGACCTGTAATCTTGCGACTGACGTGGGGCATCGCCCGCTGCGGATCGGCCGTATGCACGCCCTGGACGTAATGGGCGGGGGCACGTCGGCCGCGCGGTGTACCCCGATGGGCAAGGGGGTTTCCCTGCAGCGCAGAAAACTGATGTCAGTTCGAGTCTGACCCCGCGCGGCCCATGATTTCCTTCTTTCGGATTCCCAAGGACCTACCCACAAGCGCTTGTGGGTGATCTCGCCATTTCTCGGCATGTTACGCCTTGTCCCGAGGGGTGCGACCGGCGCATCCGACAGCCAGGGACTGCGCGCATGATCATCAACGGCCAGACGCTTGACCTTGCCTTCCAGGGCTTCAAGACTGTCTACACCGAGGCATTCGATCAGGCCGAAACCCACTACGACAAGATCGCCATGACCGTGCCCAGCTCGTCGCGGGACGAGTCCTATGGCTGGATCGGACAGTTCCCGCAACTGCGCGAATGGGTCGGGCCGCGCCATGTGAAGAACCTTGCCGCGCACGGCTTCACCATCACCAACCGCACCTTCGAAAGCACGGTTGCGGTGAAACGGTCGGATGTCGAGGATGACCGGCTGGGCATCTTCAAGCCGATGTTCGCCGAGATGGGCACCTTTGCCCGGCGTCATCCGGAGGAGCTGGTGTTCAGCCTTCTGAAGGGCGGCTTCACCGCGCCCAGCTTCGACGGCAGCACCTTCTTTGCCGAAGATCACGAGCTGGAAATCGACGGCGAGAAGGTCGAGGTCAGCAACATGGATGCCAGGTCCGGCCCGGCATGGTTCCTCCTGGACACCTCGCGCGCCTTGCGCCCGATCATCTGGCAGGAGCGGTCAGGCTACGAATTCCAGTCGATCACCGACAGCAACGATCCGCATGTGTTCATGAACGACCAGTATCTCTACGGGGTGCGGGCGCGGGTGAATGCAGGCTTCGGTCTGTGGCAGCTGGCCTATGGATCGAAAGCCACGCTGAACATGACCAGCTATGCCGCTACGCGAGCTGCGATGATGGACTTCCGCGCCGATGGCGGTCGCATTCTGGGTGGCAAGCCGACCGTCCTGGTCGTGCCGCCCGCACTTGAGGCCGCAGCGCTGCAAATCCTGAACGCTCTGCTGACCGAGGACGGCGGTTCCAACGTCTGGGCCAACACGGCCCAGTTGATCGTCACTCCTTACGTGAAGGGCTGAGCCATGACCGCGCTGACTTCGGAACGCAACACCACCCAGTTGCGCGGCGATACCCGCGTGCAGCCGGTGGCCGCCGCCGTCAAGGTCTGGAAGGGCGGGATCGTCATGCGCAACGCGGCGGGCTATGTCACCAAGGGGGCCACGGCAACCGGCTGCATCGGCATCGGTCGCTCCGAAGCGACTGTGGACAACAGCGCGGGCGCGGCCGGGGCGGCCTCGGTCGAGTATCGTACCGGCATCTTCGACTTCGCCAATTCGGCGGCCGCCGATGCCATCACGCAGGCCGATATCGGCAAGCTCTGCTACATCGTCGATGATCAGACCGTGGCGAAGACCAACGGTTCGTCAACCCGCTCGCCCGCAGGGATCGTGGATGGGATCGAAGGCAGCAAGGTCTGGGTCCGGCTGGAAGAGGCCGTGACGCGGGGCGCAATGTGATGGCGGGCCTGTCGCTGGCGGTCTGCGACCGCGCTCTTGCGCCTGGTGGTGCCCCGGAATGGGTTCATCTTCTTCCCGCGGGTGACATGACCGGTCGCGACGGGCGCCGTTTCGATCTGGCGGACCCTGCGGCCCTGATGCTGGATTTCCAGTCGCGGGGTGTCGATCTGCCCATCGACTACGAACACCAGAACGACCGGCCCGAAGCAAAGCTCAAAGGCCCGGTTCCCGCTGCGGGCTGGATCAAGGAGTTGAGGGCCGACGACACGGGCCTCTGGGGTCGCGTCGAATGGACGGCCACCGCGCGGGAGCTGATCGGGCGGCGGGAATACCGCTACCTCAGCCCGTCCTTCATGTTCCATCCCCAGACGCGGCAGGTCGTGCGGCTCAAGGGTGCAGGCCTCGTCCACAACCCCAACCTTCTCCTGACCGCCCTTGCGCATGAGGAACCCGAAATGCCTGCACCCGAAGAGCGCAAGCCCGCACAGCCCGATCCGCAGCTCCTGCCCCGACTGGCCGAGGCTTTGAGCCTTGCGCCCGACAGCGACGCGGCGGCGGTCCTCTCTGCCATCCTCGCCGCTTTGCTGCCCGGCACGGCGCTGGCTAGGGAACAGCCCGATCCGACCCGATTTGTGCCGGTGGACGCAGTCAGGGAACTGCTGTCCGACCGCAATACCCGCATCGCGACCATGCGCGAATCCGAGGCCGCCGCGAAGGTGGAGGCGGCGCTTCGTGCCGGTCATATCACGCCTGCGATGCGCTCCTGGGCAACCGCGCTTTGCATGCAGGATGTCGAGAGCTTCGATACCTTCATCTCGAAGTCGCCCGCGCCCTTTGCGCATCTGCTCCGTGAATCCCACGCTGCGGGCGTCCCGCCGCATCCTGCCGGACGCGCCGCTGCCGATACGGCGGAAGAGGCCGCCATCTGCACCCAGCTCGGCCTGAAGCCCGGCGCATTGCTGTCCTGAAATCGGTCGGGAGGTCACGAGCCCCGGCCGGTCCCGGCGGTTGGACAGCCGCCTTCGGTCCTCGCGCAACCCGCAAGGCCGAAACCCGCACCCGCTTCCGTGCCTGGTCGGAAGCGGGCGCGGGCCAGTTCCGCAACTGAAATCGAGGCCATATCCATGTTCTCCGTCGAACTCGAAACATCTGCGGCAACCAAGACCCTGGACGATCTGGCTTCGCTCATGGCCGATCTTTCGCCGGTGATGGAGGGGATCGGCGAAATGTTGACGGCCTCCACCCGCGACAGACTGGTACAGGGTGTTAGCCCGGATGGCACGCCATTTGCGCCGCGCTCCCCGGCGACGCTTGACGCCTATGAACGCAGCCCTGATGGCTATGGCCCCGTGCCCCTCTGGCGCTCTGGGCATATGCGATCTGAGACGCTTCATGCCTCCTATGGCCCCAACTGGATACGGTTCGGATCGAGTGCTGAGTATTCCGGCGTCGTGCAGTTCGGGGCCGGGCAGGGCGCCTTCGGGGCGATCTTCACCAAGGACAAGCGGGGCCGCGATCACTCCCACCTGATCCCCTGGGGCGACATCCCGGCCCGACCCTTCATCGGTCTTTCTCAGGTGGACCAGGCTGGGATTCAGGACATCGTTGTCGAATTTCTCGAAACGATTGGAGCTTGAAAATGGAGCTTCCCGCCCGCCCGATGCCCCGCGCCTCAGCCCAGGTCGCGCCCTATGTCGAATGCCTCGGCTCCGAGCTGGCGGTGCAGTTCCTGTTGCGTTTCGGAGGTGCGGAACTCTATATCCCGGCAAATGGGAGCGCGGCCTCTGCGCTTTGCGCCCTGGTCGGCGCGGAAGCGGCAGCCCGCATGGCCAGTCACCACCGCATCGGCCAACATGTCCGGCGCGTCCCCCTCGCCCGGCGTTGGCTGGCCCTCATGCTGCACTGGCAGGGCCATTCCGTCGCCCAGATCGCCCGCACCCTTCGCACAACCGATGTGACGGTGCGGAACTACATCAACGAGGGGCGCATCGCGTGATGCCATGTCGAAAGAGCCGCAGCTGAGACCGAGCCGAGCCAATGCCAAGTGCCTTGCCGCCTCGGCCCTGGCCGATCTGGACCGGGCGCGGCGGTCGGTTGAGCTGCTTTCGTCCGGGCTTGAAGGCGGTGTTAAGACCGCGTTCAACGACCCATTGAACACTGGCACCGATCTGGCCGCATGGCGGGCCGCACATCGTTCCGGCACCCCGTCGAAGCTCGACACCGATGCCGAGTTGCGAGCCTTCGTACTGAATCTGATCGAAACCCTGACATACGATCAGATCGTGCAGGCCGTCGAGGCGGCGTTCCCGCCAGACCGGCGCATCTCGCGTTCGTCTCTCAGCCGCTGGTTCCGACGGCAGCGCGAACCTCGGGCAGGAATCTCAATCGGCTGATACCGGCTGTCATCAGCTGATCCCGGAATTCGCCGCCCTCCCCCGGCTCTTCCGGCTTAATTGGTAACATTCTGGGAGAATTGGTTACACCACAGCGAAGGGAAGGTGCGTGAAATCACGTACCCTACGGGTCGCGGGGAGGGGCTATTGGCGGTTTCTGGGACGCTCGCCGAGGGCGATCTGGGTTGATTGCGACGGTTCATTCCGCCCCGGCGCGCCATTCCTTGAAGCGCAGGAAGATATTCGCGCCAAGGGTGGAGAAGGGTTTCGGGGGGAGTTTGCTGGGCTGGGCCTCGGCGGCGAAATGGCGGGTGGCGTCGGTTTCCTGGCCCATCGCCAGTTCGGCGGCGGCGATGCCGGTGAGGGTGCTCCGCGCGGTGCCGAGGCCGTTGCAGACGGTGGCGGCGTAAAGGCCCGGTTCCAGCTCGCGGGCGATGGAGACGGCGTTGCGGGTCAGGCAGAGGTGCCCGGCCCAGGTGTATTCCTGCTTCACGTC